GTCGATCCGCTACGTTGTCGAATTGTTCGGCAAGCATGGATCGTCGATCTTGCGCTTTGGTAGCCGTTGTCGCACCGGGTGCGGCGCTTCTGACACTAACCGCTGCCGCTCTAGCTTTCTTCGCAGCATTATTCGCTGCTACCTTTTGCTGAGTTTCAGCCTGGGCTTGTCGGCTCTGCTGAACTTGCTGATAAAGGTTGTCGTCTAGGCGTATTGCTTTTTCATACGCTTCCTCTAATGTAGCCGCCACACCGCTTTGCAGCAGCGAAATCATTGTTGGTCGCGCTTCCTCGAAATGCTCAGCCCGCATAGCGAAATTGTTGATCTCGCCTAGCAGTGACTGATTCTGCACCTGCTCTTGCTCTTCCTTCCAACTCATCACCTCACCACGAACCCGATTGAGTTCTTGCTGTAGTGCTGAGATGCTTGGATCGACAGTCGCCTGTTGTTGCAGTTGACTACCATCACCAAAATTCACACCGTACTGCTGAGCGAGACGCAAGAAAAGTTGTTGCTTTTGTTGCGGGTCGCTGTAACGCAAAGCATGATCTGCTTCCATCAACGCTTTTACGGCTTTTGGCCCATCAATCCCCAGTCCACGGATCGTGTCCATGTAAGGGTTCATAACCTCTTGATACTGATCTGCAAACTTAGCTTTTTCCATCAGGGGCTGAACCCCTGCCTTCATTTGTTCCTCGCGCTGCCAGGCATATTCCTTCAGCCTATCGTCGGCAGTCTGCCATGCGTCGTGATAATCCTTTTTCCATGACGCGGGAGGGCGCTTCCACACCGGCTCTTCAGCGGGCTGCTCTGCCTGCTGAACCATCGTTTGTTCGGGTTCACGGGGCGCAAACTTGCCTTCCGTATCTCGCGGCACATCCTCGCGGGGCATCTCGCCTGGCGGGGCATTAACGGCTTGGTCGAATTGCTGCTCAAGCATTTCCCTGCGTGTATCTTCAACCGGCACTATTGCGTGTAGATCGCTCATTATCGTTCCCTGTGGGGGTTAGTAAATCTAGCGTCATCACGAAGTCTGCTAAGAATCTTGTTCGCTTCGGAATGCGTCATGTTTGCTAGTTGCGCCCGCAATACTTCTCTGCGGTTATCCTTGACCGGAGCAACTTTCGTTTCCATCTTTTCGTTGCCGACTTCGATGCAGCCATGCGCTTGCAGGTGTTCCCTGTGGCGGCTGCGGCTCGTAATCATCGAGCCATCAACCATCGACTGATACGGCTGAATGTCCGGCATGATGTGATGCACAGCCGTCGGTTGATACTCACCAACTTCTATTGCCTCACCGTCTACATAAATCCAACGTTTTCTCATAGAAGTAGCAGAATTTCCTCGTCGTCGTTTTCAATGTGCTGATGCCATATCTGTTCAGCATTCTTAAGATCAGCGATCAATTTATCAAAATTAAGATTGCTTGTCAAAATCTGTTGTTTGGTTATGTAATTCAACGGCTCAACAACTTCGGGGATATCTTCCTTGCCTTCAACAATTCTTTCATACAGGGCGAGAACTTCCCGGCGACGCGCCTCCCGTACCGCCTTTTCCCTTGCATAGCGATCTTTTAGCTTGTCGCCGTCATGGGTATCGAATTCGACAAGAACCGGGACGTAATCCCATGTCGCTTCATCCCATGTGCCGGTGTCCCATACGCCGTTCATACGGCAATTTCAACGCCTATCGCTTTGCCATCCGGCCCACGAACTATGCGTTTTGGCGCATTCAGCGTTTGGATCATCGAGGCAATGTTATCCATCGTCGCGTTAGTCTTGTTAGCCATATCCTCGTGCAGATTGGCAACCTGCTGGACGGCAGCAACAACATTGTTTCCAAGTTCCGCTGTCATTCGTTCTGAAGCAGCATTTGCCGCTTCAAGCAATGGAATATCCACGCCAGGGTTAGCACCGATCCTTGCCACGGTAACTTTTGTTGCTGCATCAAGCTCAGTTTTCCACCGGTTGTATTGTTCTTCCATCTCGGCTTTCTGACGGTCAAACTCCATTTTCTGAGCGTCCATCTGAGCACGCATCTGTTCGACTTCGACTTCGCGCTGCGTCTTAGCTTGTTCAAGTTGCAACTTTGCTTGATCCATCTGCATCTGCGCTTGTAGCTTAGCCTGCTCAATCTGCATCTGTGCTTGCATCTTGGCTTGTTCAAGCTGCCCGTCTGCTTGCATTTTCCCTTGCGCCATTTGCTGTTCTGCTTGCATTTTGAGCATTTCGGGATTGGGTTGCGGTTCAACCGGGGGTTTGTTGACAAGTTTGTTGATCGATTGATCAATCGCGCCTTCAACCTGCCTTGCACCTTTGAATGCACCCACGCCAAACTTGAGCAGCTCACCAATCATCGGGATCATTTCCGGTGCTTGTTGACCTAATGGCAATGCTTCGCGCAGGAATGAGCCAAACGCTTGCAGGAATTCGCCGCGCTCTTGCTTCATCTTCTGTTCGTCAAGCTGCACGAGAGAATCAGCAGCAACTTCAACGCGGAAATTCCGCAACGGTTTGTCTTTCAGCAAAGCAAGTGCTTGAGGGATCATTTGTTGATCGTCCTGCTGCATCTGATCTGCTGCTGCGTACATGAGAATCGTTTGCGGTTGGAACTTGGTGCAGATAACCTGCGCCTTTAGCCTCAGAAGCCCCGTAGCGAACAGCGCCACATCTTCTTGCATCGACCGCAGCCGGATAGAAGCGTATTGCCCCTTAATCTGTTGAGCTGTAGCCGTCTCGGAGGCAAACGACGATCCACGGATAATGTCCGACAGACCGGTGATTTCGTAGATTTGATTCTTGATCTCAGTCCGGGCTTGGTAGCATTGGATCAGAGTCTGAGCAATCATGTCGATGGGCAGAAAGTCAATCGCGCCCTTCAGACCGCCTTTCTCACCGAACGCCATCCAAGTATCGACCGGCAGCAAAGCATTGTTCTCGCCCTCGGTCATCAGTCGCTGCAAAGCAGGCTGAGAAGCGTCATACACGCCCCTGACACGCAAAGCCTTGACCAAGCCATCTATCCGGTCGCTGAGGATATCAAGCTCGTTAGCCTGATCCTGATACAGCACAAAGTCAGCCACCGGCACGAGGGTGTCGCTCGTCATCGTGGCATAAAGCGGCTGCGGGCAAGGGAAGAATCCCTCTAGTTCTAAGGGATCGTCGCGCTCGTCAATGATGTTTGGCATCGACTTGCTAAACCAATAAACCTTGCCCGTCTCTTTGTCCCAATATTCACAAATCTTTGCGCGGGTGTGTTCCTTGGTGCTTTGGCCGTACTGCTTGAGGGTGTCTGGGCCTGCATCAAAAGGAATCTTGTTGCCCACTTCTTCGCCGAAACGCTCAACCAATGCTTCGCGGGTCATGTATACCCACCGCCAAACAGCCGTTACTTCTTCCCATGTACGCGCTACTGAGTGGCCGAAGTCTTTCCAATGCACATAGTCAATCGGAGCGCATTCATACTCGATTTCCTCCATCGGCTCTTCACCTGCAAGAGCGTCATCGTGTGCGCCGGGTTCAGGTTCGTCTATGTCCTCGGTAACTTCTAACCCATCTTCGGGCATATCGACCGCGTGAACGTGCGGCTCATAGCGCACCCAAGCAGTCCCACGCCCACCAAGGAAACGATCCTCGACTGCGTGCTTCATCGTTTGCCGGAAGTCAGGGTAATGCTCAATCTCAAAATCGAGCGCACGTTCTATCAGCAGCGAGGCCACCCGTCCCACTTGATCGTTATCGCCGAAACGACGCGACACATCTGCCTTGGGCAAACGAGCGTAAACAGCAGGGATCAGCGTCTGAACGTTGCTCCACAGAATGTTGAACTTCGCAGTCTCGTTTGTGTTCTGACTGCGGTTATCGTCCCGGTAACGCTTGATGATCTTCTGAGCGCGGGCTTCCCACTTCTTGAAATCACCGTCATACGCTGCGACGTTATGCAGCAGCTTTTGCAAGCCTGTGCTTTGTTCTTCGCTCATTTGTTTCGCTCCGAGATAGCGCGAGCCTTGGCGCGGGCATCTTCCTTACTGCTTGCACCCCACGCTTTCAACGCCAATGCCAATCGAGTAGGACTACCGTTCTTTTCCATCGGGCCAGGCATATTGCCCATGCGAGCAAGGAATGACGCTCGACGCGGGTTATCACCTGCTTTGACCGGTGGCTTCAAAGTGCCGCCAGTTTCAGCTTTGTACGAAGCCCGTCCTTTGGCATTAAGACCGCCTTCGGGGTTCTTGCCTTCGCTACGAGTCCACGCTGCGCTCATTTTTTCTCCGGCTTTGCAGTCTTTTCTGACTCACGAAAATCTTTAGCAGTCGGTGCACCGGGGTCACCGGGCTTACGCATACGCTCACCCGAACCGGCTTTGATCCGTTCCTGCTTAGCTAGGATGTTGGCGTACAGCCCCGGCTTGTTCATCATGCTGTGAAGATTCCAACAGCAATGACAGTCACGCCGCTGCCAGTCGTGATTTTCCACGGGCCAGTAGCTGCTGCCATGTTAAGTTCAACCGAGTAGATGCCAGGAATTACCGTTGCGCCGCCGGTCAAGATCACGATTGAAGTGCTGCCATCAATCAGCGTAACGGTTGCAGAAGCTGCCGTAACGACTGAAATGATAAGTCTGTGTATGTAATCGCCTTTTGCGCCCGAGGTTGCAGTTGCACCCAAAATTTGCGCGGTTTGGCTTGCTGCTACGGTTTCATACCAATAAGCATAGGGATAAGAAACGCCACTCATATTCGTGCTCCTTTATGTTTAGCAGTCGCCCACATATCGTTGAGGGTAACTGTGTTTTGCGGGCCTACCATCAAAGGCTTCTCTCTATCCGGCGCTTTGAATACCGGTTCATTCTTCCAACTAATCGCCATCATACGAAAAGCATCCGCAGGGTGGCTAGTCCAATCGTGTCTCGGGGTCTGTCTGAATGCCTTTTTGTCCTCGTCATACTCACGTTGGTATTGCTTCAACGCCTCGATGCCCTCGTAACACTTGTTGTCGAACCACGTCGTGGGGATCATCTTTCTTACCGCTTGGATGCCGTCTTGTACCGAGAGATCAGGAACGATGCTAAGTGTCCCAAGCCCCAGGTGCTGTGCAAGCTGCTCGATAATGCTCTTTCCTCCGCTTGCAAGGGTCTTAGCCTTTGCGTCGTGCGGTAGGTAATGCTTGCCGTAGCGGTAGCCGCGGTCTGTAATGACTTGGGCAAGTTCCTCAATGTTCGCGCCCGATACCGAGTAGAAGTCGATAACATGTATCTCTCCCCGAACGACCTGATACCACCAAATGGCCGTGTCATCCCGATAGCCCAAGTCCCAAGCGGTATGCACCGGCACAACGGGATCAACAGCAATATTTGTGATGCGCCCTTGTTCTTCGGCTTCCCTGAGTTCTGTGCCATAAAAAGAACCGAGAATTGAGGCTTCGAACGAAGTCTCCATCTCTTGCAGATACTGATCCTCGGTTAATTGCGCCCTAGCTGCTTTGAGTTCAGAGGGAGGTAGCAGCCCCGACGAAGAGGCGGGCAGGCGTAGCAAGAACCATTCAGCAGGGTTTTGCCTTGCTGTCTCGTAGATGTTCCAAAACTGATTCTTACCTTTCGGCGTGCCACCGAAAACGCACCATCCCTGCTTGTCAGAGAGGGCGGGTCTTATGACGTTACCCCACACGCTAGGCTTGAAGTCGCCATATTCGTCTAGGTATATGCCGTCGAAGCCCAAGCCCCGCATCGCATCGGCGTTGTCAGCACCGAACAACCGAATCTTCGCCCCGTTCATCAGGGTAACCGTCAGTTCAGCCTCGTTGCTGTCTAGGATGATCGGCTGAGCAAAGTTTTTGAGGTAGTCCCAAACGACTGACTTAGCCTGGCTGCGGTACGGTGCGACATAACCAAAAAGAGGGAAAGCTGTCTTACAAGTCGCCGCTGCCCTGATTACGTCATTAATAGCTGCTACGGTCTTGCCTGCCCGTCTATGCGCTACGAGACAGCCCCACCGCTGCGTCCTTGCATGGAAGGGTAGGAATGCCGGTCTCGGCGCATAGGGAAGGATTATTTCGGATCGGCCCATCGGATCACCATTTCCTGCGGCCCGCCCTCATTACCCACGTTTTCAGTCCTGGCTAGGTCAGGCACTACCTTCTTCAGCAGGATGTCCGCTGCTTTAACCTGCGTGCTCGATAGCTCAATCTCGCCCTCAACGTGTTTCAAGAGGCGATTCATGATCTGACTGGCTTGAATCTTCTCTCTCCAAGCATCAGACAACACAACTTTCCGTTTTCTAGCAGCCATGTCGTTGATTTGTAACAGATATTGTTAGCATACTTAGTTAATATTTACTATCCATTTGCTTCATGGCTTCAGCCAGTTTTTTGCCTTTGTCGGCCTGATTGAATTCCTTGGCTACTTTGACCGGCACGCCGACCTTTTTGGCGAACTCAGGATTGTGGGCAGCAGCCGCCATCATGCGGGCTTGGGCAGGGGAGTGACTAGGCATGATTAGTCAAACTGATAATTGAATCTGATACCGGAATCACCACGACTAAAATTCTTAATTTTTTGTTTGAAATCAGGGGTTTCAACAGAACCGACAGCACCTCCACCACCACCATACAACTGAAGTTGAGCGCGTTCAGACAATGGAATGTTCAACATTGCTTGACCACCACCCGACAAGATTTTTGCGCCTTTTTCATTCTCATAACCGCCGCTTCCAAACATCCGCAACGGACTACCGGCTGCTCCTTCGTAACTTGGCTGATAATCAAGGTTCAAAGATTTTTGGATTTCGCCATGCCTTCTAAGTGCTTCAGCAAGAATTGCCGCGTCTCTGTCCATTATGTCCTCACTTGAGGAAGCGGAGTTTGTAGAGGGTCGAATCAATCTGATCCGCAATCTCGTCCACAATGTTCTGAAGCTGACTCTCGCTTGGCAAGTCTTTGCGGATATCGTCCACGAAGTCTTTGATCTGCGTCAGGTACTTGACCGGCTCTGTAGCCAGGTGGAAGTCCTTGGGGTAGCCGGTAATGATGTCATAGCACCCCTGATACGCCTCTGCCCACTTGTCTGCGAGTTCGACGATTGCGTCGTAATACTCGCCTAACGCCATGTGCTGAGCGAATGACTTGGTTTGCAAGTGCATGAAGTGCGTGACGGTTGCTG